AAGCCACTAAACAGCGAATTGATTATCTTTGCACCTGCGCTCGCCAAACTAAAACTATTGAACTTTGCCTTTATATTATTAAGGCTATTATTGAGGAAAGTCTTTATATCCGTCCATTTTTGGCTTATAGATGTTTTTAATTCTGCTTGCTTATTAGAAACATCAGCTTTTATTTCAGCCCATTTTGTCGAAACATCTGATTTAATACCAGACATTGCGGTTGAAATATCAGTTTTAACATTATTCCAATCCTGTGTTACATTTACTTTAACATTTGCTAAAGCAGTTGATATATCGGTGGTCATTCCGTTCCAACCTGCTGATACATCTTGCTTCATGTTTTGAACGGCTGTTGACGCACTATTTTTTATATCAGTCCACGCTTGCGATTGATCTGATTTTATTTTATTTAGTGACCCGGATGTGTCGGCTTTTAGTTCGGCTAATGCTTGTGATCTTTCTTGATTTTGAGTTTGCCAAAATGCAGACCACGATTTTGAGATATTTTCTCCTGTTTTTGAAACACTTTCTCCTGTATTAGCCCATGCCTTATCAACATCCCTCGCCCACAATAAAAGTGCATCTTTCCACGATCCGTCAGAAAAGGCTTCTTTAATGCCCTTCATCTGTTCGGTGAACGATCCCATTCCTTCGTCACCGTGTACTTTTTTGTCGATCAGTTGTCCAATGTTCCATCCGGCAATCGCCGCCGCCACACTGCCTATAAAAGCTGTTGCGAATGTTGCTCCGGCTGTTGCACCTCCTGCCGCCATGTTCTTTCCAATGTCACCGAAAAGAATTGTGCTTAATTTAGCAGAGGGCATCATGGCATTGCCGTATTTATCAAATCCCGGAAGCGGAATCTCCATTATTCCTTTAGCAGTTTTGGCGCCGTTTGATACTGCGTTTATTTTTGCAAGCTCTTTGGCTATGTTAGCCCCTATTCTTATAGTGTTAAATTGTGTGAGGACTTTTACTAATCCGGCCAGTTTGGTTACAGCAGTACCGGCAAGTTTACAGGCTGCAGCAACTTTTATTATTCCCTCTGCGTATCTTGCTATATCTTCGGCACTGTGGTTATCAATCCACTTGCCTATTTTTTCGATAAATCCTTGAAAAGCATCACTGCTTACAAAATCTGCTACCGCCTGTGCTATGTGTAAAATAGCAAGTCCTAAACCTTCAAGAACCTTCTGCACTCTATCAGCGGTGATCTGATTCATTATGTTGGCTAACGATTGCATGAATTTAGTAAACTTTTCAGAATTTACCCATTCTGCAAATGCACTACCAACAGCACCGATAGCATTTGTTACGCCTGTGTGTACGTTTTCAAGCAAATTTTCAAAAGCCTGTTCAACTATGAATAATCCACGCCTGATATGTTCCCAATCTATCTTGTCGATTATCTTTGATATTGTTTCAAATAAGTGCGGTGTGCCTGTTTCTGCAAGCCACTTAACGTATTTAAGGACTACATTCTTCATTATGTCCTCAAATACACTACCTATAAAATCAGCAACCTTTTTGAGTGATCTTGTAAGTCTTTCAACACTTTCTAACAGTGGATTGAAGTCTATAGAGTCGCTCCACTCCACCATATATTCCGTAACATTGCGAACGTGCTGTATGAGGATAGCAAAGATATCACGGATGTTTTCAAGTATGTGAAACCCTTTATCCCCTTCGTCCCACGCTTCACGAAACCGTTTAGCAAGGTTTCCGATTACTCTTTCAATATCTCCGACTATCTTAAAGATGTTTTCAAACATCTTGACGGTTTCTTCTTGCCGCCATACTGCTAAAAAGTCACGCCCTATCGACTTTCCGAGTTTGGCAAGTTCACTGACCATGTACTTAAAACCGCTGATTACATAGTCTTTTGTCCTGTCCCACGCTTTAGCGATTGGCTCCCATAACTTTTTAGCCAAGTCCTTTATCATATCGGCAAATTTCTTCATCTTGTCAGAAACGGGTTTCATTTCCCAATCCGAAGCAGGATTATTCTGATCTGAATCAGAACTTTTAGGAGTGGTTAAATTATTAAGTTCGTCAAATCCTCTGATAGAAAGTTGTGTCTGTTTCTGCGCTTTTTTAAGAGATTTAGCGTAATCATCAACTTTCTTTTTGGCTACCATATAATAGCCTTGCCCTGTTAATGCCGCAAAGAAGTGACCTAACAGGGTTATTACCTTTACAAGTGCCGCCGAAAGAACATTCAGGACAGGAACTACATAGTTTATAATAGGCTCAAATGCCCCTACAATAGCCTTGCCTATCCATTTAAGGTCGGCAATAGCGTTTGACAAGTTATCGTTAAAAGAAGTCCCCATTTCCTGTGAAAACAAAGCAAGGGATTCTGTAGCTTCTTTGATCTCACCTATTATTGCTGTGATTGCTTTCCTGACAAGCATAAATGTAAAGGTTTTCATGACCCTTTTCCAAAATGCCGACAGCTTCTTTAGGCTTTCCTGCGCTTTTTGCCGGAAATTCTCAAAATAGCCGCCTATTTTGTCAAGTTTTTCTTTATATTCATTTACAACGGCCTTTAATGGGGTAAGCATCACTTTTGATATCTTAAATCCCATATCGCCTATTTTGTTTATCTTCTCACCTATTCCGCTTAAAAAGGCGTTTAATTCTTTTGAAATAACTAAAGCACTTCCGAGTAACTTTAGTTGTCCTTCTGTTGTACCTACTGTCGGGGTTTCTTTCCTGACTGTTTGAACTTTTGGGGTTTTTACAGTAATATTCTTTGACTTTTCCCCCATTTTCTTTATTGCTTCGGTAAGGGCTTCTATTGAACTTCTAAATTCTTCTGTTGTCTTTCTTGCCGCTTCCTCTGCATTTCGTATATTGTCCCCGGCCGCTTTAGCTTCTTCGCTCCATCCCTTAAACGGATTACCGTTATTTGTAGATGTATTGGCGTTATTGATACTATCAAACTTTTCTTTTAATGCCGATACATCACCTGTTTTTATATTTTTGAGCGTATCTGCTAATTTCTGTGCTGCTTCGCTTGCTGATTTTAAGTTAGAAGCAAGTCCCTTTGTAGCAGCATTGATTTGAGTTAAATCTATGTTCTTGAACGCATCGCCTAAATTAGAAAGATTAGGAATGCTGCCTAAATTTTTCAATGTGCTTAAAAGCCCACCTGCATTTTTCAGGTTAAGCGCTTTGTCAAGATTTCCTAAACTTCTGGATAAACCGTCAATAGCAGATTGCGCACCGCTTGCATTGGCTTCTATTGAAATTTCTAATTTATCAAACTCTGCCATTGATTCTTACCCACAAAAAAGGGCGGTTATTCGCCGCCCTTATCCTTTGTTGTTTCAAAGTTGTGTTGCTTTATTTGTAAGCCTAAAAGCAAGCGTTCACGCCACTTTTTCTTTTCTTCTTCGGTTAAGATCATTTCGCCGTTTTCATCTACTTTAGGCTTACTCTGACTATCCGTATACATCGGATTATCGGGATATTCCATTGTTTTCTGTCCTTTATCAAGAAAAGCATTTCCGATAGAGGACATTACAGCCGCCCTGACATAAGCACCGTGTAACCACGCTATTCTGTCTTTTTCGATAAACTCTACTTCGTGTGCATCTGCATACGGCTGTAAATCAGCCGGACACGACCAGTCTATATCGTTTACCGTTAATCCATATCCCTTTGTCACAAATAACCAAAAAGGTCTAACCTCTTTGGTGTAGACTTCCCATGTTAGTTCTTTTGTTCCTTCGGCACTTCCTGATTCGCTACTTCCTCCTGTGCCTTCTGGAACATCTTTGATAAAAAACTGTTCTCCAATAGTTCGTTCTGCAAACTTTCAAACAATGCCATGAAATCGGCATCTTCATCGTTGAAATAGTCATCCAACGCATCATAAACCTTTGCCAGTTTTTCGGGCTTTCCTGCGTTTGTGTCATAGACATATCCAAACTCTTTCTTATAGTCTTTCTGTAAGCCTACAAGTATGAGTTCCGGCAGAATGTTCATTATTGAATCTATGTTTTCAAGTCCATCTTCTGAACTACCCATCTTTGCAAGTTTCTTCAAAATCCCGCTTTTAACCACGGGGGTATAGACAAATTTAATCTGATAGGGTTTCCCCGATAACTTAATTTCCAACATTTTTCGTACCTTCCTTCTTCAAAAAATAAGGGAGTGCCATTAAAGACACTCCCTATAAACTTAATCGTTTTGCTGTGCCAAAAACTGATCTATGATATCAGATTTGGTAGTTGCTGTGATCGTGTAACCTCTCTCTGCGGCTATTGCGTTTATTTCCGATATGGTCATATTCTGCAATTCGCCTTGTGTATAAAGGATTATAAGACCCGTCAGATTATAAACATCTACTTGCGTAGTTGTTCCATCTGTACTTACCACCTTGAATTTCTGTGTATTCTTGTTGGTTATCTTAAATACTCCGTTCAAATCAGGATCATTTATGATTTCAACAAGTCCACTATCATCATCTACAGGTGTGCTACCACCATTCGGGTAAGTAGGTCTTAATCCTACCTTTACTGACGTTGCGTTTTCGTCAATATCCGCTAATTGAAGCGCAATAAAGTGTCCTGCACCCCATGCACTTGCTATATCTCCGCTGTCAAGGTATTTCAGATTACCAGTGATATTCTTTCCCGTCACCGCTACGTCTGATTGCAAATCACTGACAGCCGTTCCGAATACTACCGTCCCACCATCTACGGCACTAATGGTAGGACTGGTTATTCCCCCAGTGCGGGTTCAATAGCTGTGTCCATGCCCTTATAGTCGCTGATCGTAAGGGTCAGTTCGATAGTCATAAGTTCGTTCTGTCCGACTTCCGGCATAGGAAGTTTAAGAGGGGGCTGTGCTACTACAAAGAACGCATTTGTCATGTTAGGAATCCAAACCTCGAACCATGTATTGAGTTGGCTTGCCTGTCCTGTCTGATATGCGCTTATCATAGTGGTAAGTTGTGTGTAAACATCTGCGGTAAGGTTGAATGTTATAGCCCATTCACCGCCGCTATCCTGCCTCAATGTGTTATCGTAGGGCTTTTTATCCCTACTTCTACATCATTACAATGTAGTTCAGCATATCTATTAGCCTTGAAATTCTGCATTTCAATTCGTCCGGCTGTGCGATCTCTTGGGAAGATTATATTCTCTGATATCTCAATCAAAGGTTCACTTCCTATGCGTTGCGGTTGACTACTTTTTTAAGAGTAGCCTTCACACTCTGATTACCGTTGCAAACGGCTTTCCAGTTTAATCTCGCACTCATAATTCATAGTTACTTGACGATTTCACTATGAACGGCAAATTGACAACTTCGCATTTATTACGCCGCCAATTTTTTACCTGCTACGTAACGGGTGATATAATCCTCAAGTGCTGACGCATCTATATTTTCTGTAGGAAGTTCAATTCCTCCTATGCTGTTGCAACGCTCCAATATTGTAAATGCCGCGGGTTTCTGTCCTTTGGTTGATTCGACAGCGTATCCGAACTTGATCCCAAGGGTACTTAATCCCGGCGTTGATGTAGGTGTTCCTGCCATTTCTTTATCTCCTTTCTTTCTGAAAAATTTGCGCAACAAAAAAGAGAGCTGATCTGCTCTCTTTTTGTCTTTTATGATTTATTTCCTTTTTCTTGGAACATAATCATTGATGTAATATGTTAGAGGTTTTTCATATATAACAAGTCCTGTTCGTAGTGTTCCGTATGGAACATTTAATAATTCCGACCATTCGGCGATCGTATGTTCCTCTCCATTATATGAATACCTCCGATTATCTCTGCGATTGTTTTGCTGCTGCTTGTTTGTAATCCACCGGCAATTTGATGGTTCATAGTTCTTGTCTACATCTATTCTGTCTAATGTGCATACACCTTTAGGTAAATTTGCATCGTACCCTGTTTCATACGCCCATTTAACAAAGTTTTCAGGATTAAGCCATTCATCACACATCGTTATTCCCCGTCCACCGTAATTTTCGTATTCACGGCATTTAGGGTTATAACATCGTGATTTGACTTTAGCCCACACCCAATAAGCACGATCTTTATATAATCCATGCTTTCTATTGAGTTTTCCGCTGTGTGACCATTCATCCCTTACGCAACCGCAAGAAGATGTATGTCCGTTTACTAAACCATCACGCCTTGTAATTATCTCGTTTCCACAATCACATACACATTTGTAATATGAATGTTTCCCTTCTGTGTGGGAATAGCCTATCACGGTCAACATTCCGAATTTCTTTCCGTTCAGGCTGTTTCTTTTTGCTTGCAACCATTCCTCTCTACTCATATCATGTACCTCCTGTGACTTTATTTTATCACATTATACATTTCGAGTAAAGATATTAGTGGTGATTACTATAGTTCATCCCCCGCCCCTATAATCCTTCGATTTATAGAATTGGCAAGGTATATGTTTTTGTATTCCGTACATAACGGTAGATTTGGAGTGTTAAACCGCAAAGACTTCATTACCGATATTGCGGCACTTGCTATTTCTTCGCACCGTTCTTTTGATAAGTTGTCATACACGGTTATTTCTGCTGTACTGTTCACACCATTTACGGTTACATTATCGAGATCGTTTCCTGTTTCTGTGTTTTTCACATACAGGTAAAGAGTTGGGAATTGACCCGTCACGGTTGTTTCCGTTTCGGTTAGATTTTTCTTTGTTGTGGTACAGATAAGATCAGGAAAAGGCGCATTGTCAATCTCTGACAGATAGTATTTAAGCCGTGTTAAGATAGTCGGCTCTATTTTCGTATACCATGTTTCTTCATACATTGAAGAATACCTCTCTTGCTACTTCTTCTATCTTTTCAGCCATTTCCTCACTGGCGTAAAACATCGGCATTGCCGCCTTTGTTCCTACAGATCGTTTCCACTTGCCGCCGTCTTTGTAATACCAATAGCCGGGATCTGGAACGTGAGTTTGGTTAGGATAAGACCCTATGTCATACCCTAATTCTTTTGCTTTCGGGTTCGGACTGGTATATCCGTTATACATAATGCCCGATCCGAACTCCCAAAAGAGTATTCCCACGCCTGATAAGGTTAAAACGCCTTTTACAATGTCCCCTTCTGGGGCTATTTTCACACCAAAATTAAAGTCCCTCGGCGTATCACCTTCTGTAATGCGACTAAGCCGGAAAGTGGCTACATTTATACCTATGTCAAAGAGTTTTTCTTCAAATACTTGACACTTATATTTAAGGCTGCTTGTATAAATTTTAAGATCATTTTTTAACTTAACGATCTCTGTTTTATTCAGCCTTATCGAGTATTTCATTTGACGATTTCCTTTAGTAGACAACGAGTAAAGTTCCGTCCTTGTATGACTTTCACAACCTCATAATCTGCCGTTTTCTCATTGACATTTTGACCGATATATTCTACTTCGGATGTACGCCATATCCTTGTACCCGTCATAAACGAATATTCGCCGTTGCGATATGTCAATTTTGCCTTGCTGTTTGCATCTGCACCGAAAGCCGCTAACTCGTCTGCTGTGAGGTCTGCCGTGATACTATTGAGAAATTCCACTGCTTCGCCATATCCTACACGGTTTTCACCTGTCACCAACGGTTTGTGTGTCTTTTCATCAATAATCACATTGCCGTTCTTATCACGCTTATAGACGGTAATCTGTTCATTCGGCTGTGAATAATACATCTTTTGTTGTATTCTTCGTGGTGTTCTCATTGCACCCTCGCAAGTGGCATCCACCCGTTCCACATCTTCCCACGGTCAAGATAATGCAGACTTTCCCCGTCACCGCTATACTGCGATTGACCCTCTGCGCCTATCTTGTTGTAGTCGTACCGTGTGACATTGATAAAAACGGGTAGTCCTTTTTCCATATCCGCTAATATCGTTACTTCCGAGTAGTTTGTTTGAGCATAGTTTCTGATAACTTGCGCTTCATCGAGGACTTGTCCGGCTTTAGCCGAAAGCAAATCAGCATTATAATTAGGGTCTGTCACCTCTAATTCAGGCTCTAAAACCGCAATTATTCTGTTTTTCATGTCCTCTATCGTCATAACCTTACCTGCTCAATATCCAATCCTTTAACTCTGATCCGATTAATTCTTCGGGATTTTCAAGACCCATTTCCTTTGCCAATTTCCGTAATTTTGCTACGGGCAGACGCATTATCTCTGTCTTTGACAGTTTCTTTTCTTTAACAGGCTTCGGTGCATCGTCCTTAATATAGATATGACCGTGTTTTGTGTTGCCTGTTAAAAGATCATTTATACGCTCGTCTGTCGGCAAATAACCAGAGCGGGGGTATTTATCCCCCGCCCTGTAAATGTTTCCGTTATCCTGTAAATCCATAAATGGTTTTATTACAGTAAACATACATTATGCTCCTTCTACTACTGTTACCTCGCAAGTTGCGGTGTAAGATGTGCCGCCAACCGTGATCGAAGCGGTTACTGTTGCTGTACCTTCGGCAACACCCGTGATTACTCCTGCGGCTACTGTTGCAACATCGGTATCATCGGATGACCATGTTACGGTTTCACCTGCCGGAACGGTTGTAGCGGTGATCGTGTGAGTATCTCCGATTTCTACTGTTGCCGCACCTGCTGACAGGGTTACGCTCGGTGTAGGTGTTACGCTTGAAATCGTACCAACAACAACGCCATCAAGACGCTCTGCGAAAAGGGCAATTCCTGAAATAGCGATATCCTCATCGGTCATGTTCTTGTACTCTGCGTTCTCATGTATTCCGATATATCCCGTTGCATCCGTAGTGAAATCAAATGCAAGGTCAAGATCAGCACCATTAGCAGGAATGTAATACAGTACGATATTGTCTTTTGCCGTACCATAAACCTTTCCCTTCGGTACATAAGAATTGAAGATTACAGTTCCGAGTCCAATAAAATTCTCTACATAGGTCATTCCGAAAGCTGTCTGCAAACTGATGTTTGCGCTTGACAGATAATCTGCAACATCTTCGGGGTTCATAAAGTACACAGCATCAATATCCGTGTCCTCAAAAAGAACCTGCAATTTGCCCCAAGTCTGCGCAATAGCCGCTTGGAAGGTTGCACCTGTTGCTGCTCCCGTTCCTGTTGCAAGCATATCGAAAAAGTCTTTCTTAATGCCCTTCTGCACATCTTTCAGAAGTGCGCTCATTGTCATATCGTGTGCCTGATCGTAACCACGCTCTACGATTGCTTCTGCTGATGTTGCCTTTCTCCACTTTTTAAGGGTGATCTCCTTAAAAGTTACAGGCTCTACCTTGTAGTGTGAAAGAGGAATAAGTGCGCCCTCTGCCACATTTCCATCTTGAAGAAGTCCAGTTGCCTTATACGCTTTAAGTGTAGTTCCGGCTACCTTCGGTATCTTCCTCGTTACTCCGAGTGCTTCGATTAACTTCTTGATTCCGTCCTCAAAACGAAAAGCGAAGTCGATTTCCCTTGCCCTTGCAAGGTCTGCTTTTTTGATAAGATTTGCTTCTGCTCCCATGATCTTTTCCTTTCTTTGTTATTTGAATTTGTCGATATTTTTAGCAATCATCAAACGCCTTTCAGCGGGGTCTGCGATTGCTTTTATCTCGTCTATGGTCATATCTGAACCTGATCCCTCGCCTACATTAAGCTGTGGTCTGGATGCTTTCCATTCGGCTTCTTTTGCCTTTATAAGTGCATCTGTGTGCTGTTTCTGAATAGCCGCCAATTCGTCCATATCGCCCGATACTTCGGCTTCTGCGGCTTTCTTTGCCATTTCTGCATCCATACCCTGTAAAAGATAGCGTTCTTTGGCTTCATTACGCTGTTTGTATTCCTCTAACTCGGTAATGTGCGCCTTTACCTGTTCCGCTTCTTCTCTCTTGGCTTCATCTTCTCTTTCCTGCTCCGTTTGTTTTGCCCGAAGCGATTTCTTGATTTCCCCGTTTTCTTTAAGCACCTTATCAAGTGCCGCTTTCTCCTTTTGTCTTGCTGCTCTTTCTTTGGCAAGTTCTTCCATAAGTTCGGATATCTTGTTTGAATCCTCTGCTATGGGTTCTGTTTCCTTCGCTTCAACTTCGGGCGTTTCTCCTTCTTCTGCAAAAAATTGAAGATTGTAAGACAGTTCGTTATTCATTTTGACCTCCTGACTTTTTTTACTTGCTTCTGTGCAAGGTTCTTGAAATTTGACTTATTTGTATCTGCTTTCTGTAGCAGTTTGAGTTTTTACATCTTCTCTGATGTATATAAAAAAGAGCCTTTCGGCTCTCTTTGCTAAAAATAATCTATTGAACACCGGCAATTACAGGTTTCTTCTGGAAAATCATCGGCATACTCTATGTCGTGAGGAAAGCGCATTATTGCCGCTCCGACATTGAATAACTTGTCTATTGGCTTTATTTCGCCATCCAACGCCTCGTGCGTTGCCCTGACTTTTTCATCATGGAAAGACTGCCATATTTTATAATGCTTACCATCTTTAACCGCTTCTTTGTAATCCTTGCGATTCAAGACGTTACTTGCTTCGCCGGCCGATAACTCCAATGCCCTTTGATATGATGTGTAATACTCTTGCCCTTTGTGTTTTATAGTTGTTTCTTCCAAAAAATTTGCAAGCATGACAACATATAATTCTACAAAGTCATCATCATCTATAAATTCTTTCACGGCATCGGAATATTCTTCTATAAAAACTTCTTTTGTATCGGAGTCTATATCAAATTCGTTATCCAAAGCGACTGTAATAATGTAGTCAAACAGCAGTTCTTCAAACTCTATTGCCGCCTTGATTCTATCTTCCTTTTGCTTTTCAGATAGCGCCATCGGCTCAAAGTAGTCTTTATAAAAGAGCAGATTTAATTCATCAATGTTTCTCATTTAGATTTTTTTCCATGTATAGTCACTTTTCATTGCGTAAACTTCGCCCGTGTCGATACAAAGACAAGTTGTGCCTAATTTAAGGTTGTTATCCCTTGCAAAATCAGGCAGATTTTCAACATCTGATTCATCATCACAAGCCAAACTTGCAACATTCATGGGCTTTATGGCGTCCATTGCGTTTATCATTGTGTTACCTCACTTCCCAATAATGGGCTGTTCTCATTTTGGTCTGAATTGTCCTGCATTATCCTGTCTGCGTTCGGTGCGGGTTCATCTTCCCCACCTTCGGCTACACTTTCAGACTTAAATACTGTTTCCTGATATTTCCTTACTCCTTCACCCGATCTTTCGATTACCTGTGTTGCATCTTGGAACAAAGGTATGTTCGCTACGCAATCTTCAAGCGAAAAGCCGTGTGAAAGAAGTGTTGCTATACTGTTGACCTTGTTTGTTATTTCAAAGTTCTTCGGTCTACGAATAGCAGGTTGTATATCTCCGACTGATAAAACCTTCATAGGGTTATCAGTTTCAATAGAGGTACTTTCCCTTATTGCCGCTAAAACAACCTTTATTTCTTCCATTTGACAGGTCTTTGTCACACATTCATGTGATGATGCTATGTTTTCTGCATCACTCCAACCTGTCGCACTGTCCATTGCTATACCTGTTGAACCACCTGAATTATCATTCCTGTTCGGTACATGGGCTTTTTCAAGTATCAAAGTCCTTTGTGCAAGGTAGTTGTTCTGCATATCCGACAAATGGTAGTCAAGTGTAAGCGGTTGGATTTTAGGCTGTGTTCCATTCGGAAGTGTAGCTGTATGTAACCAATCTCCCGCTTCGGGTTTCTTATCGACAAGGGTTATATTACCTTCATCATCCTTGACTTCTCTCTTTTCAAGTTCAACATCATTAGTCCAGAAGAAGGATTGAATACCCTGATCTATGCCGTTCATTATGTCTGAAAGCATTAAATTAAGCGTATTCATATCGGGAATTAACTTCTCAAACACGCCTGTTCTGTCTACGTCCCTTATATGCTCTACAATAGGGATTTTATGAAGGGGATTTTCTTCTACGCTTCTGTAAAGGTGTTCCCATGTATAATTTTTATCGTAGTAATCCTCACCCTTCTTTATCTTTCCTTCATCTATCTTTGTTGCGGATATTTCAAATCTCAAATCCTTTGAAAAGGCTGTAATATAGAATCTATCACTTACATCTTTTCTTACAGACACACCAAGAATAGGTCTTTTATCGGGATAATAACTTGACTTGACAACATAACTCCATCTTGGATCAAGTATATCTTTCGTAAAGTGGGAATCGCCCTGTTCCCATTCGGTGTTTATATCTATAAAAGAATATCCTATTCCTGTTATTAGCAGATAATAGGCTAATTCCTGCAATTTGCGGTCATTTCCGAGTACACCAAAGTTATTGTTTAACTCTGCTATACCTTTAGCGATATCGCTGTTTTCAACATCACTATCGCCCCTTTGTACATAGGAAATCGGAAATCCCCATTCAAACCCTTTCCAAAACTCCGTGATTTCAGCGGCTATGTTATCGACACACTCATAGTTTATCCACTCCATAACCTTTTTAGGACTTGACCGTTTCAATTTTTGAGTGCCGTTATATACATCTATAAGTGTCTGACACTCTCCGGCTACTCTTTGGAACTTTCCAAATGTCCTACGGATAACCTCTATTACATTATCCTGATCTATGTAATTGTAGGGAGTATATATGATTTCTCTACCAACATTCATTTTTCGCACACAAAAAGGGCGTTGACCTTGCATCAACGCCCGGATAAGAGGGGGTATCTTCTTGAAAATGACCATTTCACACAAATTCCATTTTATATTATAGATTTTTTTCTACTGCAATTCACTGCAAACATTTCATCCTTCATGTATGTTGAACCGTATAATCTTTCAAACTCTTTCAGTGCTTCACTATAGACATAGTACACTTTTCTTTCAGACATATTTACTTCTTCGGGTATCTTCTCAAATGGCATACACCTTACAAATCTTGCCGTTAAAACATCGTAATATTCATCATGCTTACTATCTCCACATTTAAGCATGGATTCTATCTGATCTACTATTATCTGCTTCTTCTCATAAAGACTATCAACAAGTGCATCTACTTCTTTTTCAAGATCATAGATTTTAGCCATTGTATTACCTAAAGTATCTTTATTGCCGGATGTTTGGACTTTATCACCTGTGATCGCTATAGAGATATTACTTGCTAACGATCTTAACTGATATATCTCTGCAAGGTTATTGTTTATCATCCTTTCATATCGGTATATCTGTCGTAAATAGTCTTTAGTTGTCATATATCCCTCCTATATCCAACTGCCGCTAACTGTTGCTACTGACGGTCTGCCTATCGGATTCTCATGTATCGCAAGCATTGTCACCATATCGGGCGCATCATCATTCGGGTTGTGTCCTAACTGACTATAAGAACATAAATGTGACATAAATTGACCCATTTCTGAATTTGCCTTATATCCATCTGGATAATCAGGACTTTCAGCAAACGGAAACAATACATGAGCCACTACCCACGGACTATTAACTATAATCCTTGTTTCCTTGTTTGCCGTGGAGTATTTCTTCTGTATAGCAGTTTTACCGCCCATTGCGTTTATCTTTTCTTGTATCTTGTCTGCTGTTCTGCTGCCCTCTTTGTTGCTTTCAAATTCGGCTATCTGCACGTTATTTCTAACAAGGCATTGCGCGTTAAGATCATCTAACAAAAGCGGGTCTATCGACCTGAAAACCGTGTCTACAAAGTAATAATCCTGTCCGTATTGCTTAAAAACTCCCAAACAGTTATAATCTGTTCCCTTATCTTTGGTATCGCAAAAAGCTATTATTGCATCTGGCTCTTTAGGCTCTCCGTTTTTGTCATAAGGCAACGATCCATATCTCCGTAAGGTATCAGGATGAAACAGTAGTCCTTCTCTTTCCACAGGCTGATTCTTATACAGGCACTTATAAGTCACATCATCCAAAGATTTCTGTATATCCTCAAAGTAAGCAACATCAAATCCCACCCCATATTCGTATTCAAAATTACTTTCTCCCGTATCAGGATCTATATCTGGAACAGAAAGAAATCTGCACCTATCGTTATTTTGGTAAATGGTTTTCAAGTGCCCTATAACATCCCAAACACTCCACCGGGTAGCTATGTGTAATTCTTTACAGGTTCTTCCTTTTTTTCCCTTCTTTTTACGGGTTTTTAAGTCCGTGGAGTACATAGTCCACAACTTATCAAGCCTAACCTTTGACATTGCCATTTCTATACCACTGCAAAGATCATCACAATATAAAATACCTTCACACCTTGTTACACCTGTCTGCGAGGCTCCTAACGCCCTACAGGTTAATGTCTTAAACGGCTTAAATCCCCCTAAATTTATTTCTTCTTCCTTTGCATTTACATTTTCTATAAATACATCCGGGAATATTTCGCGCCATGCGTACTCTGGTATCTGGCCTTGTTTCAACCCAACTCCAATAATGTTGCTTTCGACCTCATATACCATTCGGGTTACATGACCGCTATGGGACGAAAACAGATTACACAATTCGGGAAACCACCCCATATACCCGCTTAAAAACATTTCCCCTAAAGTGGTTTTTCCGCTGCCGGGAACGGACGATATGCTTAAAATATCTATTTTGTCGTCTATTAGATCCTGCAGCCCTTGAACAAATCCGTGTTTAATCAACTTACTTCTTCTTGGAAGATAAAACCTATCTTCGGGGTCGCGGTATCTCTCTAAATATAAGAAGTAACTGTCAAGTATCATACTCCGGGCTTCGGACAAAAGGATTTTCCAGTAATCCTCTATCGTCTGAAAAGACACTTGATTTTCAAAGGCATACTTCTCTAACGCCCAAATATCGCCGCCTTTTGTCTTTTCATTGACAAACCTATCGACTATTTCTTTAGCTTTTTTACTAATCATTAAGCCATTTTCTATATCTTTTTTGTTTTCAAGCACATCGCAAGATATAACTGCATAAGCATTTATGACTTGTTCATCAATAGGATTGCTCTCTATATATTTTTCATACCTATTAAATTCTTTAATATAATCTTCCATCATTCATACAATGGAAGGTCGGCAGTAAAGGGAATGGAAAAGGGATATTCTTTACTATTTGTTGTGGGGTGTCCGACCTTCCTAACAGGGCATGGCGGATTCGAACCGCCGTCTAACGCAGTCAAAGTGCGATGCCTTACCGCTTGGCGAATGCCCTATAGAGGGGATAGCGTCACGGAAAGACTATTTACTAATGGTATTCAACCTGTTATCTCTCCCTATCCCCTTAATCCCTACAAGGGCATTGAACCCCTTTAACACAGTACAACTGCATAGGGTTTTTTCTGACATTTTTCACCCTGTAAATAAGGTGGTATCTTGGCATATATAGCCGCTAATGGTGGTACTTCTATCTTTTCTATACATTCGTGCAATTTCTCACACTTCATACAATCTATTTCTTCTTTCATCGGTTTATGCAATACTCCTTTATAAGCCCGTAGGCTTTTATGGATTTGTAAATTTCATCTACGCTGATTTCATCTTTGCTTTTGTAAAAAGGACACTCTTTCTCAAAATCGGTATCTCTTAAAGCAATACAATACCCATTGTCATAAGCAAAACACTTTGAATTGTTGCATTTTGGTGTTATCAATTCCATAATTAAGTACCTGTACTGCCGAATCCATTACTTCCCCTGTCTGTTTTTCCTAAATCATCAACTACATTCAGCCTTTCAGGAATAACACAGGGCTGTATTATCATCTGCACCAGTTTTTCACCTCTTTTGAAGGTGTAATCTTCATCACCAAAGTTATATAACTTTACTGCTATTGATCCTCGATACGATTCATCTATTACCCCGCCCAAACAAACAACGCTATGCTTTACATTTAAGCCGGATTTGCTTTCTAACTTCCCGAAGGTATTACGGGGTAACTGTACGTGAACACCCGTGTCTATCGTTGCGCTACCGCCTTTAGGGATGGTCACATCAACAGGTGTCAGTAAGTCCATTCCGGCATCTGTCGCATATCCCCTTGTCGGTTCAAAGGCACCTTCATCTAACTTGATTCTCATTTCCACCCTCCTGTTCTGATTTTCTATTCTCTTTATTTTTTTGTTTGTTAAATATTCCAAATCTCTTTACAAACTCCCGTATTAAGGCAGATTTATAGTCACTTTCCCAAGTCCCTATCGGTACAAATTTTCCGTCCTCTATTCGTCCAACTGCATATCTCATTAGTTTCTCCTGAATATCAAATCAAATGCCGCCTTTAAGTGGTTTTTAATCATCATCCACCGAAGTTTCCGTACAAATTTGACTTCTACGGCAAACTCACCTGTAAATCCCTCTTGCTTATCAAATTCTTCATCTGTGGTTAGTTCAGGACATTCGCCTATATCATCTATACGGACATAATCTGTCCCATCAAAATAAACTATCTTTCCCGGTAACTTTCCACCCATTACACCTTCCTCACTTCCAAATCTGCAAATCCTTCAAATTTATTGACTAATACTGTTATTGTTGCCGTGGGTATTTCTCCTGCTTCAACATGAAAATCTATTGCGGTTACTCCGTTTAATTTCATATTGTCGATATAAACCTGTCCCGCTACTCCACTTTCCACCAGAGGGACAAGTTTAAGGGTATGAAACCGATTTGATAATTTCGGTCTTTTCTCCCTACTCATAGCCACAATCCCCCCGCATTTAGTACAATAAATATGATCGGTGCTGTGAATTTACTAAAATCCTTCTCTTTATATCCGGCTATTAAACACAAAAAAGCTACTATAACATCTATTGTTGTTAAAACTATCTTGAATATCATTGGTATGTTCATTACTCCCTCCTGTTAAGCCAAAAAGTCGAATATGCTCATTTGCGTGTTAGTCGGTATTTCCTTTATCTTTTCCTCTTTCTTTCCTGCTACATACTCCATTCTCGCTATTGAAATGGGTATGTATTCAGGAGTTAACTCAATTCCGATGTATTTATAATCAGCGTTGCGGTCTTTATTCTCATACATTGCCGCTTTTCCTGTACTTCCACTTCCGTTAAACGGATCAAGTATTGTTCCACCCTTCGGTGTTACAAGCCTTATTAGGTACTGCATAAGAGAAGTGGGTTTTACAGTGGGATGGGTGTTTTTTCTCGGCACAGGCTTGAATTTAAGAGTATCTTCCAGACCACCCCCGCCATTTGCCCTATGGAACATTTTGTATTCAAGTCCTTCGCACCCTTCGTCACGATCTCTTTTACTTGCTTTAGCACAATAGAAGTATCTTGCCGCCGTTCCGCTATCATTAGGACTTATATAGCCATTTTCATATCTTCCTGCATCCCCTTCTTGCGTGGTGTAGTGCATCATCGAGCCTTTATGCTTTGAAAAGTCTTTATGCGTTATAACCCCGCCATTCGACTTCGTATAAGGCATACCACCACACACTTCTTCGTAATCTGTTTCGTCGTAGGTTAAAATCGTGTTAGCAGGAAAACGACCCTCTATTCTTCCTCTTTGGTCTAAAGGTGGGGTATTTGATTCGTTTATAGTTACACCACCATAACTTTTTACATGGTTATTTCTTCCCAAATCTTCCGTAGTGTTCTCTACACGACATTCATCTATGTTTATCCCGCCTACACCGTATTTAAGTACATTGTCTATACACGAACCTTCACAGGGCTTTCTCGCCACGATAACAGGCTCATAGGACGGTTTTAACGCCGTTCCCCAACCGTTCCACTTCTGACCTTCTTCTGTCTGATAATCGACCTCTACAACCCTTTCGTGACCATCTGTGGAATAGTCAGAAGGTCTTGCGCCATACTCATAAGCGTTTTTATTTATCCCCCAATTACCACTCTTTTCTTTCGTTCCTTTAAGATTCTTAAACTCCTGTGTATTAGCACTACCAGTTAATAACTTACTCTCTACAGCTTTTCCGATATTCATTGACTTGGGAAATCCACTCCCGTAGAGCCACATGATTGTATCTCTGATCTCAAATCCTGCATCCTCTATAGCACAGGCTATTCGGTGAAATGTTCTTGACCCGCCAAACGCTAACAGATATCCACCCGGTTTCAATGCGTCATAACATTTCTTCCACGTTTCTACTTGAAATGCTATTCCTGAATTGTCCCAACCTTTGTGCATAAAATTGAGTTCATAGGGCGGGTCAGTTACTATGCTATCTACTCCGCTTATTTCAGGAAGAACATCTAACATATTCCCTTCATACAGCGTCCAATTTTTACCTTCGATTTTCTCCATATTAAAACTCATATTCCAACCACCCACTACAGAAATCACACGCCCCATAATGGGATTTAACAGGTGCGCCACAATTCGGACAGGTCATAGTATCGGGGGTCATTAAATCCTTAAATCCGTCAATTCTTTCAGGAGCAAACGATACTTCGCACTCCATCAAACAATCCTGACTTATCGCCATCGGTGTTAGTTCTTGTGGTTTTATAGACATTTCAAACGCTTTGTCTATATCCAACAATTCAAGCCGCATATTATATGTTTTGTCTTTGTCTAACTTATTAAACAGTTCTAACCCTCTTTTAGTGTACGGCATTGTAAAATTCCACGATGGTGTATATATTTCTCTGCCTAATACAAAGTTTTGACTACTACTATCCAAAGTTGTGACTTCTATTTCTTCGGGTTCTGTGCATATGCCCCCAACAGAACTTACGCTGTCAAAATAGATAAAATCTGCTCCTGCATCTATCAAAACCCGTACAGACTTTTTAAGATACTTCCTGTATTTTTCAGGAATAGGGTTATACTTTGAAGCAATACCCATTCCGCACCAATCGCATAATTCTTTTCCCGGTTTCGTGGGTGCGCCACAATGCTTGCAGTGGTATGCTGTTATTTTATATTTTTCTATTTTGAATCCCATTCCCCACTTTTATCCCTAAATCATATACTTTCTGATACTCTATCCCCCACTTTTGACTAAAAACTATCGTTTTTTACGGGGTTTTATATTCAAAAAATGGGATGGCGTTATTTCAAGGGCGTAATTCCTTCCGCTTATTGTTATCCGATCAACCTTATACATCCCGTAGTCCTTCTCTATCTCATGTACAAATCCGTAACTCTCATACTCCCCATCTATATAGACCTCTATCACCCGGACGGGAGATAGTACCTTACACAGCGTTCTTACCTTCACTGTCTTATCCCCCATATCCGTTGTGCTGTTTTCCGTATCGCTTCATCTGTTGAAATCCCTTTTTCCTCACACGCCCTTTGTAGGTTATCCAATTCTTCCATAAAGTCGTAATTCTTTACATCTATTTCACCGTTCTTTAGTTTCAATGTGTCCCACGTTAGTTTTATATCCAGATCATTCAAAAACTTCTCTAATGTCCCGCCAGAACATGCCACCATTTCTTCTATATCGTTCAGAGAAGCAATAATATCGTCCGAAAGAGTGTTAACAGTATTGTTAACGCACCTTTGCGGACTTTCGCTCTCAATATTCCCCTTATTTAAGCCGTTTCCTGTTTCGTTTTGGGTGTTAACACTATTGTTAACGCATATTTCACCATCTTTAACCTCTATTCTCCCGTCCTGTATCTCCCTATAAAGGCTTTCAAGCACCGCCCTCATATCGTAATCGTCATAGAAATCTGCTATCTCATTACTGATTCTTGCCCCTTTTACCCTTGTCACTTCATTACCTCGTCTACATCTATCTCCATACTCTCTACTTTCTTATAAAGAGCCCTAAAAAAACTCTCAAAGTCTGTATCGTACAAGGCCAAAATAACTTCAAAATCTCTTACTATATCGTTGGAAATAGAACTGTCAGACAGATTACTTGCACACTCTGTTACGAATTTAGAAAAACTAATCCCATTCCTATTCATGTACCCCTCTATGATCTCCCAGTCCTCATTCTTTATTCTCGCCGCTTTTACTACCGTGTTTAATGTTGGCACCTAACTCACCCCCACATACAGGACAATACCTTATCCCGAATATCCCTCTATCTGTTACTAACACATATATTCCATATCTTCTCTCTATATGAGCCCCACCAAACTCTTTTCCTATTCCCACTGTATGTATATGTCTCCCCGGTAGTTCTCTGACTTCAATATCTATTAGGTCGCAGTAGCACATTGCAAACCCCTTTCGTTTTTTCGGAATTGGAGGGGGTAACCCGCCCCCGCCGCCACTGATCCTATAACCCCCGCCCCCAGTAAAACCAGATCACCCCGGAAAAGTTAAGAAAATGCCACTTTTCACGACTCAAGAATCCCGTTGTTATCAGGATCAGGCGCACCGAGTACCGGGTATGCTATACTTTGCACTTGTTTAGGGGCTGTATTTTGTAACGGCTGCGACCACCGGGCGTTATAATTTAACCACGCTATGCTTCCAACCGCGTTTATTTTTCCATCCAGTAGGCCGGCCGCGATTGTATCCTCGGCTTTTTTATTTGGGTTAAAACCACGGGCGGTTAATTCTTGCTTATGTTCCGTGATATAATTATCAGACACGCCGCAAAAATAAGCAGCAGCGTCCAGAGTAAATGCTTTGTTGTATTTGGTACATATAAATGTGTATAGGTTTAATATCTGGATTAATTTATCAATATCGTATTTATTACCATCGGCACCGGGTATTTTTAACAGGCGGGTGCCCTTAAACACATGCTGCCCTACATACATGCTGCAAGCGGTAAACTGGCGCTGCGTGGCCTTTGTCATATCATCAACTTTAATTTGTATTTCAAAGTCATTTATAACCCGGTTTATTTTGGTTTCTATTTCTTGTAAATCAAATTCTTTTATTTTATCCAGATCAGACGAAACGGTGCCTCCGATCACATCACCAGACACCCGCTCCGGCTTTTTTTCCGTGTTCACTTTGTAATGTGTGTTATACATTTTTTTGCACATTTTCCAAGCTGCGGTGGCCGGGGTGCCGTTTTTCTTTTCCTGTAATAAAAAAGAACGGGCAGCCGGGCGGTCGTGATCCTGTATTTCTGTTTTTACTTTTTCAAGTATGTTTTTATAATCCATAACAACAAAAAAAGGAATGTAAACAGGGACTCTGTTATACATTCCTATTAAAAACCAATAGTTTTATACGCCGTTAAAGATCAACGGGAACTATATTCGATTACATTTATTATATCACAAATCCGGCTATTTTACAACGATTCCGGGGGTTTTTCCTTTAATTCAATAACCAGATCACACCCCAAAACGCCGGCGATTTTTTCAATATCTGATACTCGAAAATTATCTTTTATTAATAGTTGGTTCACATTTTGGCGGGATGTTCCGAGGCGCTCGGCCAGATCAGCGACCGACCATTTTTTCCTTTTTAATATTATTCGTATTTGTTCTGATACAGTCAACTTCATAATAACCACATTATAAGAAAAATACAGAAAAAGTCAACCCTTGTTTTATTTGTGCAACTTGTATATTTACAGTGTAAAATATTATGCAACATTCTAATATAAAAACGCATTTTCACCCTTGACATTGTAAAGTGTTTGTTTTACAATAAGATCACAAAGTAAACAAATTCAATTTTTTATATCTTAACTTTTTGCCGACTTAGTAACGCGCCGACCGCGGTTATAGCCGCAGCCGGTACCGTGAAAAAGGCAAGAAGCTAAAAAAGGAGGTAAACCCATGAAACATTCAAGAAACATGATTTATAAACCGACCGCGGAGTCTGATGAATTGTATCAGTATATGGATCACAACGAGCGAGCATACCGTTACGCGGTGCAGCCCATTCTGGCAAACCTTGAAAAAAAGGTATTAAAAGGAATATTTGACACGGAAAAAGCGGTCGACGCGTTTTTCTACGCAGCCACAAATGCCGCTAATCTTTACAAAAAAGACGCCGGTTATATGTTCACAGTGACCGAAAGATACACGGCCGCGGTCGAGTTTTTAGATGACTTTATACTGGATCATTCACTTTAAGGAGGGTTAAAAAATGAAATATACATTATACAAAACAGCGAAAAAAACAGCAAAAGAAAATAACTTAATCCCGGCCGTTTCTAAATATTACAGCGGCA